GGCATAATCATAAGGTATTCCTTCTGATTTGTATTGTATTTTTTTAGGAAGAGTATCTAAATATTTAAGTTTTTTCTTATTTTTTGAGTAATATTCATCTGAAATCTCTGATGTTTTTGTTCCTATAAGTATACCAATTGTTTTCATTATATTATATTATATATATTATATTTATAAAAGTATAATGAGTCAATACGCAACCTTACAAGAAGTACCATCTTATTTCCAAACGGTCAATCCGGTTTCTACAAGTGGAACTGGAAAGCAAGATAGTTCTTGTCAACCTTCTTTCACTTATTTCCGTGATGGCGGAAACAGACAAGTTCAGTGGGGATCTGATAAACCATTAGATGAAATATGTCCTACTAATTACAAAGCTCATAGTGGAACACCCAATCATGCTATCTGGAATAATCTAACAAAACGTAAATCAATTGTTAATAGAGTGGTTTAATTATATTAAAACTAATTAAAGAATTATCTATATTCTTATATATCTTATGAAAACATGTAATATTTTTCATGATAAATTAAATATTAAACATTTAGTTTGTCAACATATGTCTTGTAAAAATGTAAATGCAAAAAAAAAAGAATATTTACGTTGTAAAACAAATCCTTTAACAGATTTAAAATATATGTATAGTCAATTATTTTATAATAAATTACCTGTATTTACGGTGACAACACCAGTAATGATATGTCCATTTGGTGTTTCAAAGATGGGAAATAATTTTAAGATTCATTTACAATTTACGAATTATAAATTTGATCATGAAATGAATAGTTTTTATGAATTTATTCAATATTGTGAATATAAACAAATGGAGTTATTAGGATTAACAGAAGATGATAGTGAATTATTTGTATCACAGATTAAAAAAGATAGTAAAGAAAAATATGATCCTAATTTAGAAGTAAAATTACCATTTTCATATAATAAATTTCAATGTGATATTTATTCAGATAGTTATGATGGTATAGGAATTATGAATATATCTAAATTTAGTAAGTTACAATGTGATATTTATTTAGATAAGATATGGAAATATAATGATAATTATATATCAAAATGGAAAGTAAAAATGATTCATTTATTATAAATTTGCGTTAATACTGTAAGAATATTTATAAAATAGATAATTATAAATGACTGAAGTTACTCGTTATGATAAGTTAATTCATGGTAATATAGTATATAATAAACCACAAAATATAAATAATATATATTTTGGTTCAATCAAATATAATAATAATCCATTAATGATTCAAACATCAAGATTATATATTAAAGAAATAGATATAGAAAATAAACTTATTGTATTAGAAACAAATAAAGATGATTTTTCTTTTTATGATAAACTTGTAGAATTAGATGATAATAATTTAGAACAAACTTATCAGAAGAGTGATGAATGGTTTAATAAAGAATTACCTATGGATATTTTAGAAAATATGTATAAGAGAATCACGAAACCTTTTCAAAAAGATACAGTACCTACTATTGAATTTAAATTGCCTTATGCAAAAAAAGTTTTACAGACTCGTTTATATAATAAACAAAATGATTTGATTGGTATAGATGATTTAAAACCTGGATGTTTAGTAATTGCGATGATTCATATTAATGGATTAAAATTTTTGAAACAAAATTATTATTGTGATATAATTTTATCTCAATTAAAATTAATAAAAGATCCAATTAAACAAATTGGTTGTTTAATAGATGATGATAATACAAATAATGAAATAAATGAAAATCAAGAAAAATATGATTATGAAAATTTAGATGAAGAAATAATTCATAAAGAAAAAAAAATATTAGAAGAAAAAAATATATTAGAAGAAAAAATAATTAAATTAAAAGATAAAATTAAAATAGATCAAGAAGAATTATCTAAATTAGAAGAAATGTATATGAATCTTAAATAAAGTTTTGATTAATTTTTTTATATTGTAATATATAAAATGGATATGAATTGTGAAACTATTTTTAAGGTAGTTGTTTATGTATTAGCAGCTTATGTTGCATTAAAAGTATTAGAAGATAATTGTGGTATAAATATATTCGGATCATTGAAAGAAGGTTTAGTTGGTGATGATAAAGGTGTAGTTGCATCGGAAGGAAGTGGTATGAATGCGGGTCCTATGCCTGTTAAAAATTTAGGTAGAACTCCGTCAACTTGTTATCCCCAACCGACTCTCAAAGCAGAAGATTTACTACCAAAAGAAGATAGTGATGCTATTAAAGAATTTAATACAGCAAAACCGCATGGTGAAGGTATATTGAGAGGTGTTAATTATTTGGATGCGGGATTTCATGTAGGAGTAAATACTGTTGGACAAAGTCTACGAAATGCGAATAGACAATTAAGGTCAGAACCACCTAATCCTCAAGTACCTGTTAGTCCATGGTTGACTTCTTCTATTGGACCGGATCTATTAAGAAGGCCATTGGAATCGGGAGCTGGGTGTGCTGCTGTTCCTGAAGATTTAACGGGTGTTGATTCAACGGCTACTCAAGCATCTACTGTATAAATAAGATAAAATAAAATTATTTAAAAATATCCATCTATATATAATTAAAGATGAATACTCAAACTAAATTTAAGGCAGACCCTTATAATTTTTCTAATAAACTAATAACTAATAATGACATCATTGATATTATGAAAAAAATTAATATGAATGATTTTAAACCAAATAATATATCTTTTTATCAAGAAGCATTTATTCATAAATCATATAATTTATTGGAGGATTATAAAGAATTTAAAAAACCTGATAATTGTTTAGAACTCCAAGATAGATCATATGAAACATTAGAATTTTTAGGTGATTCATTATTAGGATGTATGACAGCTGAATATTTATATTTAAGATTTGAAGGCGAAGATGAAGGATTTATGACAAAAATTAAAACAAGAATTGTCAATGGTGAACAATTATGTTATTTAGCTACACAATTAGGTATGAATAAACATTTAATTATTTCAAAACATATAGAAGATAATTGTTCAGGTAGAGAAAATCAACATATATTAGAAGATGTATTAGAAGCATTTATAGGTGCTCTTTATTTAGATACACAAGATTATCAAGTTATTCGTAATTTTGTATTTAATTTAATTGAATGTTTTTTAGATTTACCTGATATTATATTAAATGATACTAATTATAAAGATCAAATATTAAGATATTTTCAACATAATTTTAAGGTATATCCAAGTTATCATCATTTGGATAAATTGAACGCAGATTCAGAATTTAAATGTGAAATATTAAAAGAAAATGATATTATTTGTATAGGATCAGGGAAAACAAAGAAAAAAGCTGAACAAAATGCATCATATAAAGCTTTAATAAAGTTTAATGTCTTATCTTGATTTCTTTTTAGTTCTATTATTTTTTTTATTTTTTTTTCTATGACCACCTCCTCTATTTTGATGTGTTTTAATTTTTGTTTGTATCGTTTGAAGATTATTTTGTAAACGATCAATTTGTCTTCTTTGTATTTTAATTATTCTGTTTAATTTAGAATTTTCTTCTTTTAATATTTTAATTTCGGTATTTTTTTGTGAAGGAGTACTTGGTAAAGGAGTACTTGGTGAAATAATTGGATTTTCAAGAATAGTTGATAATTTTTTTTTTGCTTGTTGTTTTTCAAGTTCTTGCATAATTTCTTCTCGTCTTTTGTTTATTTCTTCCAATGATTTTCGTGATTCACGAGTGAATTTTTTTTTTTGTTGAGTTGTTCTTAATTCCTTTAATCTTTTTTTCGCCATTTTTGTTTCAACTGCTGTCTTCAATTCATTCATACCATTAGATCTTGATAATTTTGAAGGAGGTCTATGAGAAGCAGTTGATGATTTAGAAGGAGACATACGTGGATTAGATTTTTTTAAACTATGATCCAGTGGATTAGCTGATTTTCCTAATGTGGATGTTTTACTATTCATTATATAATATAATAAATATTTTAATTTCGTGAAAAATTAGTAAATTAATCTATCTATTATGTATATGTCTAAAGAAATAATAATTAATAAACAATTAAATGATATCATTAATGTTTATTTTTCAGGAAATATTAATAGTCTTTCATTAAAAACTGTAAATAATCTACATGATAGAGGTGATATTAGTTCTCAAGAATTTAAGTTTTTAAAAGATATTATTAAATTTCAAAAAAAAGAACAAGGTGGAAAAATTCAATTAAAATTTACATATAAATTAGATGATATTCCAAGAATATTAATTACTAAAAAATTAAATAATGTCATTAAAGAATCATTTGATAATAAAATTAAAAATATAAGAATTAGTCTTTTAAATAAATTAATTAGTGATAAAATAATCACAAAAGAAGAAAAAGATATCTTAATTAAACTTAAAAAAGCTTTTATAAAAGGAATATTAGATGATATCGTTGATTATGAAATAGATGAAAGTCAACAAGAACAAGATGAACCTATAGAAGCCGATAAATCAGATGAATCTTTAAAACAGGATGATATTGATGATATTGATGATATTGATGATATTGATGATATTGATGATATTGATGAATTTACACCCGAATCACCAAGAATTGAAGAAGATGGTGAATATTTATTATATGATGATTCTGATAGACCAGGTAAATATAAATTTAAAGAAAGTAAATATATATTACCTCACAGAAAGGCATTTGTAGATTATATTAATCAAGGATTTTATAAACAAATATTAAAAGAAACAAAAGATCAAGAAAAACTTGGTGATGATAATTTAAAATTAAATGTTTATCAAGTATTAGTTAAAGAATATTTATCAGTAGATACACCTTATAGGGGATTATTAGTTTATCATGGATTGGGTACAGGAAAATCAGCTACAGCGGTATCAATGGCAGAAAAAGCATCATCCGATATGAAAATAACTACATTATTACCAGCATCATTAGAGAGTAATTTTATAGGTGAGGTAAAAACATGGGGTAAAGATGAATTAGATATAAAAAATAGTCATTGGACATTTACTCCTTTATCTAAAATAGAAGAACAATCTAAAATAAGAAAAAATTTATATGAAAAATATTCAGTAACTCAAGATATATTAAGAGATATTATTAATCATACAGTACGTGAAGTAAAAAATTCTATTAAATTAAAATTAATTCAAGATAATCCAGATTTACAAAATAAGAAATCTGTTTTAATAAAAAAAATTAATAGTGAATATAAAAAAATCTCTAAAGATGTATTATCAAATAAAGGATTTTGGTTTCACGGATCTAAAGGTGAATTATATGATGATCTAAAACCTTATCAAAAAATTTATCTGGAATGTCAGATACATCGTATGATACAATTAAAATATAATTTTATTCATTATAATCCATTACCAAGTATATATGATTCAGATTTAGTAGAACGGGATGAAGAAGAAGAATTATTTACAGAAGATGTAATCACTAAAGGAAATGAAAAGATAAAACAAGATTTATTACAAAAAATGAATTATAATATAATAAATTATAAGGTTGAGTCACCATTTTATAATGAAACAATAATTATTGATGAAGTTCACAATTTTGTTAGAGAAATATTAAATAATAGTGGTTCTTCAAGAACGTTTTATGAATGGATTGTAAATGCAGAAAAAGTTAAATTAGTATTTTTATCAGGGACTCCAATTATAAATAAACCTTGTGAAATAGCTATATTATATAATATGTTAAAAGGTAAAATACATATATATAATTTTATAATTAAAAGTGATCAAGATCCTACAACATTAAACGAACAATTAAATGATATCTTTTATAAAAAAAAATCGGCAATTGAATTATTTCATATTTCCAGAAATGAAGGTAAATTAATTATATCATTTACAATGAATCAAGATAAATTTATCTCTTTAATGAATCCTTCTAATAAATTAATATATACAAGTTCTGAAAATTCATATACTTATGATGACTTTATTAATGAAATTTATAAAGGTTTATTATCTGTATTCGAAGAAAAAGAAATTATTCCAACTAAAAAAGAAGCATTAATCTCGGAACAAAAATCAATAGTATTTGATAAACAAATAAATAAATCATTTTATATTTCACAGAAATTATTCCAAATTACCAAAGAAAATGAATTAATAGATTTAACTAATAATGAAATATTTATGGATTACTTTTTTTTAGACAATATGGAAATAGAAGATAATAAAAAAACATTACTTCGTCGCATGTTTATGGGATTAACATCCTATTATCCGATTGATCGGTCTAAAATAGGATCAATGCCAAGTATAGTTTCTCCCAAGATAACTCCTGAATATCAAAATTATACTATAACCAAAAATGTATCTATTGAACCTTGTATTATGAGTCATTTACAATTTAATAAATATATTGAAGTATGGAGATCAGAAAAGAAAAAAGATTTAATACGACAAATGAGACGTCATTTACATACCGATATACCCTTTGATTTTAATATTAGAACCCGACAAATATGTAATATGATTTATAAAGATGATGAATTTAGATATATCAAAGATGATGATAGATCATATGCAATGAAATTAGAACAATATGAACAACTTAAACAAAATAAATCATTAGAATATGATAATCAATTATCTGAATTATCACCAAAAATACATCGTATTTTAACTAATATTATGAAATTTAGAGATGGTATTAAACCTATCGGTAAAGTGTTGATTTATAGTGATTTTAGAGGAGATTCTGGAGGTGAACTTTTAGAACAAGTCTTACAAGCGAATAATTATTCTTTATATGATCCCACTGAACCATCTACTAATAGTCTTAAATATACATTTATAACCGGTCGTGAAGGAGTCATTCAAAGAAAAAATAATATGAAAGCATTTAATGATCCAAATAATAAATATGGTGAACAAATACAAATTATGATTATTTCAGAATCAGGAGCAGAAGGTATATCATTGACTTGTGTAAGACAAGTTCATATTTTAGAACCTTTTTGGAATTTTGTTAGGATTGATCAAGTATTCGGTAGAGCCATACGTCTTTATTCACACGATGAATTAGAACCAAAAGATCAAAATGTTGAAGAATATATCTATTTATCTGTATTACCAAAAGGAACTACTATCGAAGAAATTTATCATTCAATTAAAGATTGGTCTAATATACCTAAATTAACTAATATTAAATCAGAATTAGTTGAAGCCAAACATAAAGAAACCAAAGAAATTATTGAAATGATACAAAATATAGGACAAACTATTGATCAAAAAATATTCTCTATTATGGAAAATAAATATAAAGTTTCGCAAAATATAATTGATATTATCAAAGAATCATCATTAGATTGCATTCAACATACACGAGATGATCCCGAATTAAATGAACGATGTATTAGATTCAGTAATTTATTAATAAATGAAATATCTTATTTTCCTGGTATTTCTGCCGATGAATTATTTGAAATTGATATCAAACAATTAAAAGCCTCTTTTATGATATTTATGAAACCTGATATATATGTCGTAGGAACAGGTGATGATAATTATATTTATTATCAAAGCGATAAACCTGATATGGATATTAGATATATAAGAGAAAATGCTAAAAAAATATGTTCATTATCATTAAATGAAATGAATATTTATTTTTACGCCGAAAAAGATCATGATTTAAATGAAAGTTTAGGTAAACAATTTTCTGTTTATCAAGATATCTTTTCTTTAGAAAAATATTATGATTCAATTCTTAATAAAAATTTCCCATCAGTTAAAACTATCATAAGTGATGAAAAAATAGGATATAAAATAAAATATAATATCAATGAAATGATGTTTTTTTCTCCCAGCGATAAAACATTATTAAGACGATTATATAGATTTGATGAATATATTGATAGAAAAATGATAAAACCTTTAATTATCTGTGATAAAGAAGTCTATATACAAGATTAATTATATGAAAAATGAATTGAATTTTGTAATGATATATTCATTATATACAAACCTTCTATTAAAGATATCTTTTTATTGATAGTTAAAATTAAATTATCTTGTTGTAATATTTCTTCTATCTTATAATTATGTTTTAAATTATTTTTATCATCTAATTCTATATTTTCAAAATTATAAATATGAATATAATCACCTATTTTAAATTCTGATTTATTTGCATTTATAGTTATTTTTTTATCATCACATTCTATGATTTTATAAACATCACTATAATTTTGAATCTGATGAAATTGATCTTTAAATTGAATATTACTAATATCATTCTTTAAAGATAATGTTTGTTCATAAAAAGGAGTGTAAATACCATAATCTCTATGTTTAAGAGTTATTATACCTCTTAAATGTAATTCAATATTTATCATATCTATTGATAAAATTAATATAGGATTTATAAATAAATCATTATCTTCTATAGCTATAATTACTTTTTCAATAAAATAATCATTATCTTTTATTGTTGATTTAATACGGTAATTATATCTTGATGAACTATTTAAATTAATATTTCTATATAATGAATGAATTATTTTATCATTAATAAGACTTATATTATCTTGTTTTTTAGTTAATATATTTTTTTTTAAAATAAAATCTTTAAAATATTTAATTTGTGTATTTAATAAATGATTATTTAAATCTTTAATATCTTCTGTATTAATTGAATTAAATGTATTTATAAAATTTGTCTCAAAAAATTGATTATAAGTTGTATTTTCTTTTATATCGAAATTATATTCTTTATAAATTATATCATTAATTAATTCTTTCATATAATTTTTATTGTGAGTTGAATAATATTTATCATATAATGACATATTATATGAATAACCGAAAATAACCTATTAAATAAAACGAATTTAAATTCCTACTTTTAAATTTGACCTCACTTCATTTTCAAGACATTTATTAAATTTATTTATATCTCTATCATGTAATAAATTCATCTGATTTCTATAATTTGTTTTTTTGCTTTCACATTCATCTTTTATAGTTTGTTTATCTTTACATTCATCTTTATCATTATTTCTTGTATTACATGCTTGTTTTTCACTATCATCTAATTCTAAAAGACATATATCTTTATCATAATTTCCATTAAAACCATTACATTTATCTGGCATATCTATACATTTTTCACCAGATGCTATTGGACAACCTGATTCTTTATCAAATAATATATTATCTATCATATTACTATTAAATGTATCTCCGGTAACATCTTTTATTTCATCTACAACTTTATTATCATCGATTATAAATCCAAATAAACTATTATGTGTTGTATACCATAATATTCCCGCGACTAATATAGTTACCGCTGCACTGGTTAATGTTAAGTTAATAATTCTCATTTTTTTTATTTCAGTATTTCTCGTACTATTTATTACAGAAAATACATTTACTAATACAGCTATAATTACAAGAAAGAATTGTTTCATATTATCATCTTCTAAAACAGAATAAACATGAAAAAGTCCTACAAATATAATTAAAATTAATACTCGTTTTAATAATTTAAATGCTTTATTTTCTCCTTCTTCCACTTTTAAGATAAATACATAATAGATTGCTATAATTAATAAAATTATTATAATAGCTATTATTAATTTTGATACATTCAACTTACCTGTTGTTGTTGGATCAGACATATAATTTACATAATATTTAATTTTAAGGTGAAGGCGTCGGTGAAGACGGTGGCGATGATGGAGGAGAATCTGTTATAGCTGTATCTGTTGTAGCTGTATCTGTTGTAGCTGTATCTGTTGTAGCTGTATCTGTTGTAGCAAGTGTTGGAGTGACGGCTGTATTGGAGGGTGGAGCAGGATTATCACCCGGAGCAGCTACATTAGATGCCGTAAATACACCCGCACCAGAACCAATTGGTGGTGATACTTTACTTGCTAAAGAAACATCATTGGATACAAACGATTTTTCAAATGAAACACGACTTGGAACACCCCCACCCATAGTGCTTGCTGTTAAATCATCCATGGGTTGAAAAGTTGATTTTAATTGTTTTTCACTTAAATCATCTACCGAAAAATAATTTCCGTGAGTAGTCATACCTTGATTTCTTCCTGGGAAAATTGCATTAACTATCTGATCTAATGTAGGGCTGGATGTCTCGGGACATTTGGGACATTTCGGACAATCTAATGGAGTTGTATTATCACAAACACAATCAGGACAATTTCCTCCTTCACCGCTACAATTACAATCAGGACATTCTGGAGCTGGAGGACATGTTGGACATTGAAATGTATCTATTTTTTCTTGTAATTCTTTGGAAGTAGATTTATCACTGTAAATCATGATAATTATAACAACGGCTAATACCATAACTATACCTTGTAATAACATTATACCAAAATTATCTTCTAATGTATCAAATATATCCATTATATTAGTAATCAACATTTAATTTCTTCTGGATTTAAATAACAATGATTTCTATATTTTATCATTTTTTTATCTGACAACCCGCTATTTAAATATTTATTAAATGATACTCCTTTTATCATATTTTCAAGAAAATGCATACAATAAAACCCACATGAAAATGTATTGTTTTGAAATTTTTTATCATTTATAGATACTATAAAATCTATATTATTTTTTTTACCTTGTTTTTTAATTGTATTAAATAAATCTTTTACCTCTTTTAATGGTTTAGCTGCAAATGAATCAAAAAAATAAATACCAGGTTGTCCATTTAAATTATTACCCCTTACATCCACATATGCTGAATTCCAATGTTTACCAGGTCCACTACTATTATCAGTATTAAAAATCATTATTAGTTTAGTCTCACCTTTATTTATATGATCTTTTAAATTAAATTTACATAAATCTGAACTAACTGAACATTTATTAAAATCAATCGGTACCGCACCATATGAATAAACATCATCTAATTCATCATTATATTGATTCATAACGCTCTCTATATCAAAATTACTTATCCATTTTGTATAATCTGATATTATTTCTTTCGGCATATGAGGTTTAAAATACATTCTTAAATAATTAACTTCTTTTCCCCCTAAATTATTCATTAATTTACGAATATTTAACCAACATGGTTCATTATTACATTTAAAATTGTTCTTCATAATATCACATAGTGTATCATATAATTGTTTATCTGATAAGCTTTTATAATTAATACTAATTCCCTCTATTTTATTTAAAGATATTGCTATCTTTTTTAAAGCAGTCTTTGATAAACATGAATAATTTAATTTATTCTTTTTGGGTGAACAATATTTCTTTTTAAATTGTGTTTTTACCATACTTATTAATTATTTAGAAAATTATTTAAAACTTATAAATTATAGTATAATACAATATGGATACAAATAATACAAATAATACAATTATTGATTATAAATCACAATTCGATACTCTAACTACTAATTTTTTAAATGAATATATGAAATTACAAGAAAATATGAATTCTATTAATAGTAATATAACTAAACAATTAGATAAGTTACAGAAAGAAAATAAATCATTAATTAAATTAGTTGAAACTAAAGAAACTACTATACAATCGTATGAATCAAATAAAACAACTAATGATAATGATAATAAATTTAATATGATTATTAGTCAATCAAAAGAAATATCAGCTAAAGACAAAGAAATAGAACGATTAACAAAAGAATTGATTAAATTAAAAAATCAAAATAAACAAAATTTGGTATCTGGCTGGTCACCTACCAGTAGTAATACACCACAACCATTAAAAACTGTAATAAGTGATTTATCATTAAATAATCCTGAACCTCAACCAGAACAAGAACCAGAACAAGAACAAGAACCAGAACAAGAACCAGAACAAGAAAAAGTATTTTATGAAATAACGATTCGTAAAAAAAAATATTATAAAGATAATGATAATAATATTTATGATATAGTTAATGATGAAATTGGTTCAAAGATAGGAACTTATATTAAAAATGATAAAGGTAAATATAAATTAATTAGATCTTAATTATAAATATCTTTAAGGAATTTAATAAAATCTTCTGATATTTTAGGTTTCTCATTTGAATAGAAATAATATCTAAATTTATCATTATAATTTAAATATAAATCAATTAATTCTTTATTAATATAATTTTTTTTACATATAGATGGTGTATGATGCATTTTTTTGGCTATAATTTTAATAGATTCATTGAGATGTTTTTTTAAATTTGTGGTATTTTTTTTTAATTCTTTAATTAAATCAATATTAGCAGTCCATGTACGGAAATTTTTGGCACTAAAATTACCAAATTGTTTTAAATAATTATTTACATCATTCGCAGATACATTATAATATTTTGAATTAGAACGATATGTAAATATTCTATCTTTTTTATGTAATTGTTTTTTTTTAGTTCTTAAATTTTTTATAAGACGTTTATTTTTAACACGACAAGTATTTCTAACACCCTCTTTACCTATAAAATCAATTATAACTTTATCTTTTCCAACCTTTATATGCTGATTCTCTAAAGTACAAACACCAAATGAATTATTTTCTTTCGCATATTTTTCGTTTCCTACACGAAAATTACATTCATCTATTACTTTTAATATCATCGCTACTTGTTTTTGTTTTGAATCTGTAAATGATATCATATCTTTGTTTATTTTAGTTATAATTGATTTATAATTATTACCAAATTCTATTAATTTTTTATATTTATTATCAGTTGCTTTCTGTATATAATCAGGGTTATATGTATATTGATTTCTTCCTCTTTCATCTGTCCCTATAGCCAATACTTTATCATGTCTATTTTTATTTATTTTCACATTTTTATATGCAGGTGCTATATAAATATTCTTTATTAGTGATTCTATTTCTTTTTTAGGTAACAGATTACCCCTTTTATCAGAATATTCATAGATATATTGTTTTCCTTTCTTTTTCTTTATTTTACGAATTATATAATCTTTCATACTTAATTAAATTATAGATTATTATTCATCTTTAATTTCAGATGTTTTTAATATTAAATTTATTTCTTGTTTTCTATTATCTTTTAAATATGTCAATATAGATTGAGTTGTTTCTATAGAATTAAAATAATTCATTAATTTTTCTTCTAAATATTTATATGTTAAATTTTCTGAAGTTTTTTGTTCTTTTAAAACTACATTTGTTCCCAATGAAGGCATAGAAAATATATTATCTTCTAATTGTTCTTTTTTTATTAGAGGACAAATTTTTAATTGTAATATTTCTTTTTTTTTACGAATAGATGATATTTCTTTATTTAATTCTTTTAATTGATTATCTAATTTAGCCCACAATAATAAATCTTTTTGTAATTGGTCCATTTACCATTCATTAATATTTTAAAAAATATTGATACGCATTTATCTATAAAATATAATTCTTAAATTTAAAAATAATATTAATATTATAAAGATAAACATAGACATAAAAAATAATCCCATCCACATAAAATACGGATACATCTGCTTTAATATTCTATCTATCAGTGGTTTTAAAAATTCTTCTTCAATTAATTCTTTATTTTCATCGGTATATAATTCTCTTTTTATCGACAATAATAATTTTTGTTTAATTTCATTTAAACTCATACTTATTTAATATTTTTAATTATTAAATTTGATTTAAACATAAACCTTTTTATATATATATTATTATATCTAATTATGGGTATTAAAGGATTAACACAATTAATTAAATTAAATTCGCCTGATTCTATTCAAACTACTAATCTTCATAAATTAAGTGGTAGCAAAATCGCCATTGATGCTAGTATTTTTATGTATAAAATGCTTATTAATGTAAGAGGTTCACAAAATAATTATCTTAAAAATAATGATGGAAAAATCGTTAGTCATATAACTGGTATTTTCTATAAAACAGTCAATTATTTAGGTGTTAATATTACACCTATTTATGTTTTTGATGGAAAACCACCACAAAGTAAAAGTGATGTCATAAAAATACGCAACGAAAAAGTAACAAACGCAAAAGATATTATTGAAAATTCACAAGAATTAACTAATGAACAAAAAAATAAACTTGAAAAACAAACCATACGATTAACAAAAGAACATATTGATGATATTAAACAATTACTTAATCTAATGGGTGTATCATATGTTCAAGCTGATGGTGAAGCAGAAGCATATGCGGCTGAAATGTGTAGAAAGGGTTTCGTTGATTATGTCGTAACTGAAGATATGGATACACTTGCTTTTGGTTCTCCTAAAATGATTAGATCATGTCTTGATAAAAGTATTAAAAGAAATGATATCATTAGTATTATTGATCTTAATTCAATTTTAAATAATTTTAAAATGAATTATTCTGAATTTGTTGATTTATGTATTATGTGTGGTTGTGATTATTGCAATAATTTACCCAGAATTGGTAATAAAACCGCATTTAATCATATTACTAAACATAGAAATATTGAAACTATTATTCCACTTATTAAAAATGTTAACACAGATTATCAAAATAAATATAAAGAAGCAAGACGATTATTTACTATGTACCATGATACATTAAATTTAAATAACTTAAATATACATCATTCTTCTTATGATTATGATAAATTATATCAGTATTTAACCGTTCAATGTAATATGTCTGAAAAACGTGTTCAAAATTCTATAAAAAAAATTAAACAAGGGTATAAATGAATAATGAAAACACACACATAAATAATGATCAATCTATCAATGATCAATCTATCAATGATCAATCTATCAATGATCAATCTATCAATGATCAATCTATCAATGATCTACAAGAATTACAACAAGAAAATGATTTATGTGTTATATGTTTATCTCAATTAGGTGAAGATGATTACAGTTTAGATTGTAATCATAAATATCATACAAAATGTATTGTGGAATGGTTTCGTAAAGGGAATGCCAATTGTCCATTATGTAACGATAATCCATTAGTAGTACAGGAAAGTTATTTTTATGGTAATCCTTTAATTAATGAAAGGTGTAGTTTAATTAGACGCAAATTTGGAAGAAAGAAAGATTGTCCACCCACATTAAAAAAAGCAATTGAAAAATTACGTGATCTTGAAACAAAACAAAAAGAAGCTGAAAAAAATAAAAGGGAGTTTATGAATGATCCAATTATTAAAGAATATAAAAAACACAGTATGGAATTACGTAAAGAAACATATAAATATAATCCTAAAATAAGAAATCAAAAAATTAAAATAGTCACTATGATGCCTGGATATTTTGTTACTTAACTTCTATACACTGAACACACATCTTTGGATTTGTTTGTTTAATTTTATCTTGTTTTTCTTTTTTATAATCAAACACACAATTATGTAAATGAGCTGATAAATGTTTTTGACAAAAGATATGATTACATTTACATTGAAAATTTAATTCTGTCAATTTTAATTTTTTATGACAGAAATAACAACGAGGTTTTGTTTTTTTATCCATTATAGTTATA